AATACGCGGGAAATGATTTCCCCCCCCCCCCCCCCCCCCGCTGTTTTGGAGGTACCGCTACCTGTGGATTGTTGTCTATCTGGCAAACGGCGTGTCGTCTTTGTCGGGACGGGGCGGAATCGAACGCAGTTATATTCCTAATACGTAAATATTGAGTGTATGGACGTCGCATACTGGCTACTAGTTCCACCAAGGGCCGAACCGGGAGCGGCAAACTCTGTGGAGCCTCCTCAACAGCACGGACATTCGTGGGGAGGGCTGTGTCTGACGACCCTGAACTCGATCGGTTGCAACGAGAGGTCATGGACCGCTTCAAAGCACGCCCTTTCACTTCCTGGAACAAGCCGCTACTGCGTGCCATCCTCGTGCTCTTCGACATTGCCGGGATCGTTTCCGTCGAGCCAAGTCCCGAACTCGGCCGCCGGCGATTGACCGTCGTTCGGTAACCGCGCGATCTTCTTACGCGCTGCCTTTTTGCGCGGTGCTCGCGGCGGCGACGTAGTTTCCATGTCATTGCTTGCTCCTTGCGGCCCGACGAAGCTCCGAACGAATTCGTCCAGTGCGGTCCGCTGGGTGTGGCTGAGTCGGTTGAACTCGGCCGGCGCGGCGTAAGGCTCCGGTTCGCCACGTGGCACCCCCGCCGCTTCACGCAGCTCGGCCAAGGGAATTCCCAGCAGATCGTGAAACGCCTGCAGTATGTCCTCGCTCGGAGCGGCCGGATGGATGCCTTTGCGGTAGTTGTCTATCGTCCCGCGTGACACCCCGGCATCATCGGCAATTTTGCGGTTGGAGAGGTCGCGAAACTTCTCCTGCGCTAGGTACCGATCGAGTAGGTCGCTGAGTGCGCTCACGGCTACGAATCTCCATGTCAGTGCGGATATTGGCAACTGTCACTGTAGCCACTGTGGCTACAAAATCTATCCATGTAATTCGTGGTCCTGCACGTTGTTGACCTAATTCCTATTGCGTGTTGTAGCCGGAGGCGGCTACAGTGGCTATTGCCAACGTAGCCACTAGCCAGTACAGTCAGGAGGTGCAACACCATGGACAACTACCCACGGAGGGAGGTCTATATGCGGCTCATCAGCGCTGATGCCCTGAACGCGTACGTCGAAGCGCGGAACCTCTCGAACCGGACTCTGGCAGTCAAGGCGGGAAGTCCGAGTTATCGGTCGACCATCAGCCACCTGCGGTCAGGTCAGCGCACTACGTGCGGACCGAAGATCGCCGGGGCAATCGAGCGCGCCCTCGGCGCACCGGCCGGCTCCCTTTTTTTGATCGAGCTGGCAACTGCCCAGATGGCCAATCGCCGTAAGTCTGCATAACAAAGCGCCCACCGCGTGCAAGGCGATGGGCGCACCGACAACCGAAAGGACCTTCGATGTCAGAACTAGATCATACCGGCGAGGACCGCATCCGCGAGATCGTCCGCGAAGAGGTTGAAAGCATCGCCACCGAGTCGGTGCGGGAAGCACTTAAAGCTTTGACCAAGGCCGGAATCTTGGAAGTTCGCGGCGGTGGTGAATCGTGACCACGCTCTACGACATTCCAAAGCTCCCCGAAACGGTCGGGCGCCTACTAGCTTCCGCCCGTACAGAACTCGGACATGATCGTCTCGATCAGGTCGTCAGGAATTCCGGGACGCCCAGCCAACCTCTCGGCCTTGTTGTCCAAAGTGATGAGGCCGAACGTCGTCAGCGCCAGCAGTTTGTTGACCAGCTGCTGGAGCTTGCCGAGATCTATCTCTCCGTCCTCACCCTTGACGGACCCGATGCGGCTCAAGGTGCTCATTACCCCGATGCTGGCCTCCATCGTCCCGGGAATCTGGTTGAGGATTGCGTTGAATCCGGCTTTGATGTCGTCGGGTTTGTTCATCAGGCTTCTCCCTCTGTTGGTGCCGACTCGGCAACCGTAGGAGATGGGCACTCCGGCCCGGCGCGAAACGCTGGGCCCGGGCACGCCGAGGGCGGTGCCGAATGAGCGCCGGCGCCTACATCCCGATCCTCACCGAGGACCGCGTGCGCCAGATCATCCGCGAAGAACTCGCCGCCCACGGGATAAAGCCACCGGTACCCGACACTCCCGAGCGGCGAGCCGAGCGAGAACGTCAAGACGCTCACACCGCGGCGCTCATGCACCTATTCGGCGTCGAGCTCCTCCACGACGACCTCATCGTCCGTGACGCGGCCCTTGCGCTCATCAAGCGCACGAAGACGGTTGGCCGCCTCCAAATGACCAACGAGCGCAAACAGATCAACCAATGCACTGTGGACGACCTCGGAGTCCGGCTCATTCCGTGCGATCCGATCATTCAAGGCGCGCAGGCGCTCGGAAGTAACGAATGCCGAGTCGGGAATGTTGGCGTTGATCTTGTCCATGAATCTTCTCTTTCGTTTGGTGTCGACAACCAGAGCGTAGGAGACGGGTCGGCGGGGGGCGCCGAGGAAGCGTCCCCCGTCACGACCGACGTGGGCGGTGCTGCATGAGCGCCGACGATTTCGCCGCACTCGAGCACGCGACCCCGATCGTCCAGGTTGCCGATGGCGTCGCGACGACGACATCCATGCGGATCGCCAACGGCACCCACAACGAGCACCGGGCAGTACTCCAGCTCATCCGCGACAACATTGCCGACTTTGAAGAGTTCGGAGGGGTCGCATTTGAGATGCAACCCTTCGACACCGCCGGCGGGACGCAGCAGCGCAACGTCGCGATCCTCAACGAGGACCACGCGACCCTGCTGCTGACGTACCTCCGCAACAACGATGTGGTCCGCGAGTTCAAGAAGCGGCTCGTCCACGCGTTCCGGGAACTGCGCCAGGAACTGGCTTACCGCGAGCCTGCACTGCAAGGCGCCGAACTGATGGCGGCTGGCTACGTCGAGGCGATGAAGCAGCTCGAGGCACGAGACGCGCGCATCCACCAGCTCGAGACCAAGGTGACCGCCGATGCCCCGAAGGTCACCTATGTGGACATGTACGTCACGGACGCGGATCTGTTGTCCTTCTCGACTGTCGCGTCGAGCAACAACGTCACAGAGAAGGCGTTGCGGGAGCTGTTGATTCGCAAGGACTGGATTTACTGCCAGTCAGATTCGCGGTGGTCGGAACGCAAACAGCAGAAGGTGACTCGCAACCGGTATTCCGAGAAGGCCGACAAGAAACGGTACTTCCGCCGCGTCGAGAACCATGAAGCCCCGCGCTTCCGTGGCTCCGAGGTCATGCACACGCTGAAAATCACACCGCAGGGCGCCGAGGCCGTTGCCCGGTTGATCGCGAAAGGGGTTGCGGCATGAAGCGATTCCCCCTCACCCAAGTCGCCGAGGAAGACGTGCCCGATGACATCAAGCATCCGAAGCGGTGGCTAATGGAGCGTCTGCGGGATGGCCGGCTGGAGGGCTACAAGTTCGGCAACCGGTGGTACATGACGGCGGAACAGAGGTCGCGGATCGGCTGCGTGAATCGGCGGCCTGAACCTGTTGCGTCGGAACAGGAGACGGTGACGTTGAAGTCTGTGTCTCCGCGGCGTTTGCGGAGGTCGGCGTGAGCACCCCGGTTCGTCCGTCGATTGTGCGGGCGTTGTTGGATTCTCGTCCGTCGCATCCGTCGAAGCGCGAGGGGGAGTTGCTCGCGGAGAATCATCGCCCGTCTACCCAGTTGGCTGCGGCGAACGTTCGGATCACGGAGCTTGAGCGTCAGGCGGATTTGGTTGCGCGGCAACGGAATACGGCGGCTTGGGGGCGAGGCTGGTGATCACGTCGATGATTGTTGGGTCCATCATCTTGGCGTTGACGTTCCTCGCGTCGTGGTTGTTGTGGCCGGACTTTGAGCGGGAGTTCGACGCGGACATGCGGCGCCGGCTGGCTGAGTTGGATGCTGACGAGCGGCGTCGGAGGCAGTTGTGATCGGCGACAGGATCGACCGGCTGATTGTCAAAGCTCTTGTCGTCCTGGGCTATCCGTTCGATGCGTGGTTCCTGCCTGCTGATCGCAATGTGCGTAAGGCGATGCGTGGCGAGTATCAGGCGCCGGAATGGGTTGAACGTCCTGCCGCTGGGGATGCGGCGGGCATGAGCGAGGGGGCGGCGATGTGTTCCAAAACACCCGCCCCCTCGCGCCCCGAACCGACTGAGGAACTGCTGCTCGCGGCGGCCAACTGGCTTGACGAGTACAGCCGACACCTGCACTTCAACATCCAGCGCCAGGACTACCTGTGTGGGTTGGTGCGTGATTTGCGTGACCGGGCAACGCTTTTCGCCCAAAACAGATAAATGAATCAACCAACGAAGGGAAACCAATCATGTCTATCGATCTCGACCGCATCACCCATCCGCTGCGACTGGCGAAGGGTTCGCACGAGCCTGGTAGCGGCAAAGGATGTGCGATGAATGTGATCTCGTACATCAACGGCGACAGCAAGATCACCGACTACCCAGAATGCTCGGCCCGTCCGCTGGCCCGCATCGTGCAGGGCATCAACGACATGCTGGCTGGACCGGACGGCTACCTGTCTCCGGAGAACAGCGTGTTGGTTCTGGACCTGGGTTGGGCGACTGTGGGTACGGCCGGCGTGCTGGATTCGGTGCTGTGGCAGTGGATGTCGGACCTGTTGGTTCATCCGGAGCGCGGCGTGGTCAAGTATGCGCGACCTGATGGTGTGGCCCCAATCCGGCGCGTGGCTGAGCTGTTGGCGTTGAAGGCGTCGGGCGTCCAGGTCTCGTTGGCAGATTGGCGCGCTGCGCGCGACTCGGCCTATGAAGCACGCCGTGCCGCAGCCGCAGACGCATACGCAGCCGCAGCCGCATACGCAGCCGCAGACGCAGACGCATACGCATACGCAGACGCATACGCATACGCATACGCAGCCGCAGCCGCATACGCAGACGCAGCCGCATACGCAGACGCAGCCGCAGCCGCAGCCGCATACGCAGACGCAGCCGCAGACGCAGCCGCAGCCGCAGCCGCAGACGCATACGCAGCCGCATACGCAGCCGCAGACGCATACGCAGACGCACGAATTGACTTCGTCCGCTGGGCAATCCAGCACTGGCGGGACCTCGCGGGGCTTGATCAGCCGGCCGACATCAGTGCCGACGACGTCAACGGCGCACTCGTCCGCATCAACGCCTGACTCAACAAATGAAACGGCGTCGTCCCGGTACCAGCGAGACGACGCCACCAACGAAAGGAACTCTCGTGTCAGAGAACAGCTTACCGGATGGATTCAATGTGATCCATCTGTCGTCGGGAACGCGCATGTGGGTTGGACCCGACACACTCACTGAACCGATGGTTGTCTATGCGTTCCCGGTTGACCTGGACGCATGGAAAGCGACGTTCACCAACGGTTCTGGAGATTCGTCCTGCGAGAAAGGCATGTTTGAGACGGTCGACGAGCTGGAGAAGGCTGCGGCTGAGTGGTGCGGTCGAGTGCTGGCGGCAGGAGTGTCGGCATGAGCACCACCGACCACCTCGCCCAGGCGAAGATCAACATCCGAGGCGACGCCGAGGACGTCCAAGCGGCAATCGCGAACGCGCTGATTGACATCGCCGAATCGTTGCGCACCATCGCCGAGCAGGGTCCGGGTAGCGCGCAATGATCGACCCCCGCCTAATCTCCGTCGCCGACCAGGTCCGTGCCATCCGCCGCATGACCGTCACCGAACTCGCCGACACCCTCGCAACCATCCACCAGACGTATTCCAACGAACTCGAGGCGGTACCAGCATGATTGAGATAAAGACTGTCGGTGGGCGTGTGTTGTACACGGCCACAGCGGCTTCCGACGTCAAAGCGGCCTTGATTGAGGCTGTGAAGGGCGGCGCGAACCTGGGCGGCGCGGACCTGGGCGGCGCGAACCTGTACGGCGCGAACCTGCGCGGCGCGGACCTGGGCGGCGCGAACCTGTACGGCGCGGACCTGGGCGGCGCGGACCTGCGCGGCGCGGACCTGCGCGGCGCGGACCTGGGCGGCGCGGACCTGCGCGGCGCGGACCTGCGCGGCGCGGACCTGTACGGCGCGGACCTGCGCGGCGCGGACCTGCGCGGCGCGAACCTGTACGGCGCGAACCTGTACGGCGCGAACCTGGGCGGCGCGAACCTGTACGGCGCGAACCTGGGCGGCGCGAACCTGTACGGCGCGAAAAACGCCGAACTCGCCATCGCCAAAACCCGCATCATCCCCGACGAAGGCAGTTACATCGGCTGGAAGAAAGTGACCGGCAACTGTGTCGTCAAGTTGCGAATCCCCAGCAAGGCCAAGCGTTCTCACGCATCGGGTCGTAAGTGCCGGGCGTCTCAGGCGAAGGTCTTGGCGATCTTCAATATCGAGACGGGCGCTGAAGTGTCGGAGGCGTACAGCTTGCGTGACCATACGTTCGTGTACCGGGTTGGGGAGACGGTTATGCCGCGTGAGCCGTTCGACGATGACATGTGGAACGAGTGCGCTTCCGGAATTCACCACTATATTTCACGGATCGAGGCTGAGAATCATGTCTAGATTTGCCGCCGCCTTTTGGCTGTCTGCTGTGTGGTTGATCCCCGTCGTTGGTTTCTTCCAGCCTGTTGCCCGCGCCGACACCCTGACACCCACCGAGTCGGCGTATGTGCAGGCGTACGGGGGCGACGTGTGCGCGGCTCTCGATAAATTCCACACGATCAGCGGTGTCGTCTCGGTCGTCAAGGGCGTTGTGAACTCGGGGTTTACACCGGATCAGGCGGTCACGGTGGTCAATGTCGCCGTCGCAACGTACTGCCCGGCTAACTGGGCGCTCCCGCAGCAGACCGGGGCCTACTTCCGCGACCAGCAGAAAGGACAACGGGTATGAGCGAGACAACGCCAGAACAAGCCAAGGCTGCAGCGGAAGTGCTGCGGGCGTTCCAAATGCCGCCGCACGTGTGGACCCAAAGCGAGTCAGAAGCAATGGGCCGTAGCGCTCGAATCCTCGACGGCATCGCGGGTCGTCTCGAACGCGAACAGGCCGCGAAAGCCAAGCGGGACAAGCGCATCGAAGAACTAGCCGATCTGCTGTTCCGCTTCCGCTCCGACTATCCGACAATTGGTGACTACTCGATGAGTAAGGCGAGTGGTTACCACCGGTACGCCACTGTCTTTCTCGACCGTTACCCGTGCCTGCTCGACGAGGACGCTGGGCAATGAGCGCACCGAATCCCGCCGACCGCATCACCGATCTCGAGCTGCGCAACGAGAACCTGCACCTGCACAACGAGGCACTACGGCGTCAGATTGCGAGCCTGGAACGCCGGCTGTCATTGGCGAACGAGACAAGCCGCGAGTTGGCCGGGCGACTACGTGAAACCCGTTGCGGCGCGACCATGAACGGAGTATCAGCGTGAACGACAGCAGACTTCAGCGGGCACTCACCCTGCTCCAGGACGCCAAGGGTCTACTGAATGCACTCGCAGAAGAGTTGCCAGAGTCTCCCGACCGCACAACATTATGGCTGTCCAGCGACGGAATCGCCCGCTCCGTCAGTGGCATCAAGGCGGTGATGAAGTGACGCTCACCAGCTACCCCAACGTCGAACAACGCAGCGACGAATGGTTCAACCAGAGACGCGGACTCGTCACGGCATCGGTCGTCGGCAGCCTCATCTCCATCGGACGCCAAACCGCAGCCGACTTCGACTGCCCCGAATGCGCCGCAGCCGTGGCATTCCCGTGCATCGGTAAACGTGGCGGCGAACTCAAGCAGATGCACACCGAACGCGCCGACTACGCACGGAAGAACGGGAAGTTGGTCATCGAGCCGGCGAGTAACACTGAATCGCTAGCCACCACAGAGCGCCTGGTTGCCGAGCGAATCACCGGATACACCGAGCAGACGCCGTTGTCAGATGCCATGTGGCGCGGGGTAACTGACGAACCGCTCGCCAGGGCCTTCTATGCCGAACATCACGCACCAGTCAATGAAGTCGGTTTCATGGTCGAAGATCGCTGGGGATTCCGGATTGGCTACTCGCCCGATGGCTTGGTCGGTGACGTGGGCCTCATTGAAGTGAAGTCCCGGAATCAGCGGCTTCAGTTACGCGCCGTCCTGGATGGCACCGTGCCGACCGAGCATATGGCTCAACTTCAAACGGGACTTCTGGTGTCTGGTCGTCAGTGGATCGACTACATCAGTTGGTCGGGCGGCATGAAGTTCTGGGTGAAACGCGTGTATCCGCAACGTGATTGGTTCATCGCGATCGTGAAGGCTGTCGCCAAGTTCGAGCAGGCGGCACCGGAGTTGATGCGCCAGTACGACGAGGCTACCGAGGGCCTGCCCATGACCGAGCGCCGAGTTGATGAAGAGATGGTGGTTTGAAATGGAAGACGAAATTTGGCGGCCACTGCCGGAATACGAAGGCTCCTACGAGGTTTCCAGCCTCGGCAGGGTTCGGTCGCTAGCCAGAATTGATAGTCGCGGTCGTCGGATTCGGGCGCGCCTCCTAAGTCAGTGGCCGCATCCGACCGGGCATCTCTATACGAAGTTGTCTCTCAACGGAAATAGCCGATTGTGCAAAGTTCACCGCCTGGTCCTGCTCGCGTTCGTAGGTCCCCCTCCAGCTGGATGTGAAGCACTCCATGGCGATGGGAATCCGGCGAACAACCGGATCGAGAACCTTTCGTGGGGAACGCGGTCGGAAAACATGTACGACAGGGTGCGGCATGGAACCCACCCGATGTCTATGAAAACGCATTGCCCGCAAGGCCATCCGTACGATGATGCAAACACCTACATCACCCGCGATGGCAAGCGCCGGATGTGCCGGACCTGCCTGCGCGACAGGAACCTGGCAACTCGACAAGCCCGAGGCATTCCCCGCCCCAAGGTAGCCAGAACCCACTGCAAGCAAGGGCACCCTTTAACTCCCGACAACATATACACATCGAGTGGGTATCTGGCTTGTAAGACCTGCATCAAAGCTGCTTCGGCACTTAGACATCGGAACCTGAGCAGGGAATCTGCGGATGCAAAGAACGCCCGGCGACGTGCGCGGCGGGCTGCCGCAAGGAAGGCGGCCTAACCGTGGACATGTCGGAAACCATCGCTGCGGATTCGACGCAGATAAATGCAGTAGATCTGGCGATCCCGGTGACTGTGACAATCACAGGATCGTCCAAGGGTCCTGACGCTAAGCAGCCGGTGAACCTCGAAGTCGCCGAGTTTCCGGGGCGCGTATATCGGCCGTGCAAATCAATGCGCCGGTTGATCATGGAGGCGTGGGGCAAGGATTCGAACACGTATGTGGGTCGTCGGATCACGCTCTACAACGACAAGCGTGTCCAGTTCGGTAACAGTGCGACCGGTGGCATACGCATCAAGGCTCTCTCGGACATCGTCAAACCGTTCACGTCGACGCAGATGGAGTCGCAGCGCAAGTACGTGACATACGCGGTCGAGAAGCTCCGCGACGCACCAGCCGCACCCGCCCCGATCACCACCGATGACGATGCTGTCGACTTTGCGCGTGCGATTGCCGAGTCCGCCACGTTGCAGGCGCTCGAAAAGGTTCGTGCTGATTTGAAGGCTGTGAATTTGGGTTCTCATGCGGTCAAGTTGCGGGCCGCGTGGAGTGAACGCAAAGCCGAGATCGAAGGCGGGACAGCATGACTGGCGGAAATTCGGAGCCCTGCGGGTACGAGCACGAATACGAAGGCTACGTGTTCTTATGTCCGTACTTGTCTAACGAAGAACACGTACACGCGCCCGAGGGTCAGCCCCCGTATGCCAACTATGTAGACGAGGTTTGTTAGATGAGTTTGCAACAGAAGTTCCGTAAGAAGCCAGTCGAAATCGAAGCGATGCAGTACGACGGGAAAAACTCGGCGAGACCAATCATCGACTGGGTTCTAGCCAACGGCGGAACGGCCCGCTACATCTGCTCCGATACCGAACGGTGCATTAAGAACGCGGGCGACTGCCCACATTACATCGGGATCAAGACGCTCGAGGGAACGATGCGTGCGACCATCGGCGACTGGATTATTCGCGGCGTAAAGGGCGAATTCTACCCATGCAAACCAGACATCTTCGCCGCCACCTACGACCCGGTGGTGTCATGACCGCCGACCTGTCCAACCCGACCGATCCTGCTGTCCTGGATGCCCTGACCCGAACCTGCTGCATCTGCCAGGTCGATCCGGACAACTGGTGTGCGCGGCCTGATGGTGGCCCGTTCATCGAATCAGCGCGCGGGCAGATTGTGCACGACGGAAGAACGGCACTGACGTGAGTGACCAACCTGTAGACCTCTGGATCGGGCCGCCTCCATACCGGCACGTTGTCTGGCGCGGAGACCCCGACTTCTGCCCTCACGGCGGATTGAATGCTTGTCCATCCTGCGCCGACCTCGACGCCTACGAAGCCGAGGCGATGCGCAGATTCATTGCAGGAGAGCCCAGACCATGACCACCGCTGCCCGTCTCGACTGGAAACCCGCATCCCCACACCTATGGCACGCGACTGGTGTTCGTGGCCGCTACAAGATCGTGCGCGTCGACCCCAACGCCTGGACCCTGTACGGCACCGAACCCGGCGGCTTGACGATGATGTCGATGCCCGCCACTGGAATCGCCTGCGACAGTTTGCACGCCGCACAGTTACGCGCCGAACGGGTTGATCGCGAACCACCCTGCGGTGAGATGTCAGGTTGCTAGAGATGCCCAATCACCCCTACCCGCAACCCATCCCACACGAACCCGGCTACAGCTGGAACCTCGGCGTCTGCACCATCTGCCGCCACACATGGTTCTACCAACATGATCACAGCGACTACATGATCATCACCCGCATCTGCCCCACGTGCATACCGAAAGTTGCTGCGGGGCAAGCGGGAAGGAGAAGCGCATGAGACCGCTCTTGCTTGATCTCTATTGCGGGGCCGGCGGAAGCGCAGTTGGTTACCATCGCGCCGGCTTCGATGTTGTAGGCGTTGATATCAACCCACAACCAAACTACCCATTCGAGTTCCATCAAGGAGATGCGCTCGAGTTTCTACATACACACGGCGCCGAGTTCGCAGCCCAACACGCAAGCCCACCCTGCCATGACCACTCGACCGTGTCCGGCAGGGACCGCAAGGTCAACGGCATGAAGGGTACCGGACATCTGCTGGACGCCACTATCAAAGCCCTTTCCGAAGCCTCTGGGGTGTGGGTCGTGGAGAATGTCGCGACAGCCCAATTTCCTCCTGACGTCCACCGAGTCCAGCTGTGCGGTTCGAGTTTTGGTCTCGATCTGCGTCGGCATCGCTGGTTCGCGTCGAACATTGGTGTGCTCGCGCCACGGTGCGACCACTCATGGCAGAAGCCCCGATTCCGCAGCCTGGATTCGCGCATGGTTGCGAAAGGAAAGCTCGCCTGTGTTGTCGGCGTTCACGGAAATATTCAATACGCGGGCGAATCTGAGCTACGGAAGAAAGCCATGGGCATCGACTGGATGACCAACGCAGAGCTTTCCCAGGCCATCCCGCCGGCGTACACCGAGTACATCGGCGCACAACTGATCCAGGTGTGCGAGGTGGCCGCATGACGAC